ATCATAGTAGTTTTGTGCCATAAGAGCAGCTACTACTGGTGCATTTGCAGTGGTCTGTCCTCCAAGAGCATCCCACCAACCATGATCACCATCTGAAATAAGATCTTGTTGTTTAGTGAAATTAGCCATAGCAGATTGGTGCTTAGATATAGCACTGCTAATACTCTGAGCTGCTGACATTCTAGCAGCCACAAAATTTTTAATAGTTACAGGAACATCTTCACTAGCCTTGGCTAGTACACCTATTAACTCTGGCGGCATATCACTCTTTGCATATAAACCGTTTAATCTAGGCATGATTACGCTTGCAACATCTGTAACAATGTCTTCAGCCGTCGCATCTGCTCTTTTTTTCATGGCAGCACTAACAGCATTGATTATTTCCCTATCAAGAGTTTCATCTATAGCTGTAGCGAATCCTCTAACAACATTAGTCAGAGCTTCGTCTGCTTTGTCCCTTAATTCGGGATCATCAAAATGGGTTAAGACATCCTCGTCTCTCTGTTTTTGAGTCATCATAGGAATAGCTATCTCTATCAATTCCCCAAGATCTCCACCTTCTTCAGCCGATATTATTTTATTTTCTATACTCTCAACCCAACTCACGATTGCTAGATCCTGTATGTGTCTAGTTTGTCTTAAAACACTCCAAGCAAATTCTTGAGGTAGTCTAATAATATTTTGATCATCTATCTCCGCACCCATTCTCCTAAGCCACAGCATTTCTGGACCATCAGGATCATCCAGTGCTTTAAGATACATACTGTGAACGAGGCTCGACATTTCAGCTTGTACTAGTATAGCTCTATTTTCTACGCTGTCTTCGACATGTCCCGCTGCATCGGGTTTTAGTATAGTTGGAAACTGTTTTGAGAATGCGTCTAATTCACTTTGCCATTGAATGTCTGTTCTACGGGAAACAATATTACTCATTCCAGTAGTTATTGCACTTATAGTTAGATCCTGTGCTTCAGTTGGAGACATGGGAGAGTTTGCAGCACTCGCTGCTAAAAAAGTTACGGCATCGGATATATCACTTTTATCACGAGCCTGAGTTGACAAATCTGTAACAAGTCTCCTCTCTCTTTCGGCATTGAGTTTATCATTCACTTTTCCCATACGTCTTAATTCTGTGACTAGTTCTTGTTTTAGTCTCAGCTTTAGAGAATTCATGCTTCTGGTTGAGAGGTTATTAGTATAGCTTCCATCTAAATCACTGAATCGTCTATCTACCTCTTCGTCAACCCATTGTCCTATATGCTCTGAATTGATATTCCCATTAGACAGTGCTGCAGATAAACCACTTACCCCAAGCTTCATCCCCTCACCGACTACACCCCCACTCTCTTCAGCAGCTACGATGATTTGTTCCTGCTCAGCGACCCAATCCATCCGATCATTATGAGTCAGGTGCTCGTCTAGTATAGGAAACACACTTCGTATATCCTGAGCAATAGATACCTCAGCCTTCTTCTGCTGAGCATCAACTTCCTTATCGTGGATAAGCTGCATTTGATCATCAATTATATATTGATCGCTATCTCTAACGCTCACATTACCCCAATACTCTCTTTGTTCGGCTAGAGTCATACTACTTTCACCTTCGTTGAAGATCTTCGTCACTTCTCGAAGTCTTTCCTTTTCGGATCCATCAAATAATAATGCTTGTAGCTTAGCCAGCCACGTACCATTCAAATCCTCATAGTCTGTAGTCATATTCTTGACTGCTTCCCACACAGTCGAGGCATCATTTGCCTCATATACTATCTTACCGTCGTCGTCAACCTTTGTCCTAAAAATAGTCTCACCAGCTTCGTCAACTTCAAAAATAGGATCTCCATCCTCAGTTAGCATGGATTGCATTACAGGCTTACCCTCTTTATCAAGACTCGGTTCACCCGTTGCTTCGTCTATAACCTCACTCTCCACAACAACTTCTTCAAGAACCTCATCACCCCTCTGCAAGTCTGCAACTACTCTTTCAATATTACTTCGTTCATCTTGAGCACCCTTAACCTTAACCTTTTTAGATATTTCAGCAGCCTTATTACCAGCTCTTACTAATTTATCTAGAGATTTCCATGTAGTACTTGGGTTATCTACTTGGTAGGCTTTTCCTTCATAAGACATGCCACCCCGTTCCAGACCTGCTGTCTCAGGAGTAATTTCAGCAGGAGTAAATCCCTCTTGGATTAACTGTTGCGGTAATACAGATGTCCTTACAGAAGGCATCCCCATTTGTTTTCTTTTATTTGCATCGGGTGCTGGCATATGTTCTCCTTCTTATCCAAATGCTGTAACAGCGGATCCTACTCCTGATATACCACCAGATACTCCAGCTGATATAGCAGCCCAAGTACCGTCTTGCATTTGTGGTGCAGTACCTCCCATATAGGTATTCGGTAAGAATACATCTGTTCCTCTTTTATTTAGCATATTTTGATAGTTATCTAATATACCTTGTTCTGACTGTGATACATTATAGCTCAATGCGGCAGCACTAGTCTGCCATGTCCTAAAGGCTTGTCTCTTCATTGCCTGAGCACTACCAGAAGTGCTAGATATATTTCTAGAACCTATGGAACCTTCCAGCATATCTAACGCTGCCTTGTTTTGATGTTGTAATACTATTCTTTGGGCTTGTGCTGATCTCCTGAGGGAATGTTTGTCTCTAATTTTCTTAGTTGTCGCAGCCTTCTCTATGAAAAGATTTTGGGTAACTTGTTTTCTATATTGTTGTAAGAGTTGGTCATTCTGTCTCTGCACAGAGAGTCTGGCTTGATGTTCTTGATTTAGGTATTGAGCCCATGCTGCATTATTTGCATTGGCTGTGGCTTCTTGTGAAGCCATATATCCTGTGAACATGGACGCACCGCCCATGAGTCCCATAGCTAGTAGTGGTAAAGGCATTAGAAGTACCTCCTTCCTGTTCTTTTAGTCCATTTAGATCTATTGTTATCTGTTTGTATATTTGATATATCAGACTGTCTTAAGGCACCAGATAGGTGACCTGCATTACCAGCCCTAAAGTTCTTAGCCCAATCATTGACTTCTTCAAGTCGTGCCTTGTTTCTATTCTTTCGAACAGTAACATCTACGTCTACACTGAGGTTATCCTTCCAAAAGGATACAGCAGCAGATAGTACATCCACCCTGTCATCATGCTTCAGGGCTCCTCTAGAGCCGTGCAGTCTTGTGATCTGCCTCTGTAGTTCTTCTTGCTTAATAGACTTTTTGTCTATTACTAATCTATGCTGAGACATGACTGGTTCCAAGCTTTCTAACATACGCTTTTCTTTTTGACCAGCTACCTTGTACTCATCAATAGCAACCTGACCACATCTTTCAGCTATGATTGGGTGTAGGAGTTTGTTGAACATCCCATCACCATAGTTAGCTTCAACCATGATTAGTTTTAATTTAAATTCATTTACCAAATTAGAAATCCGAAGAAGTACAGCATCATCATATCCTCCCTCTAGTCCTTCTAATAGGTGTACCCAGACAAATCCATTACATATAGATGCGATACAGATTGCTGTCTCGTCCCTACCTCGACCCGATGGGTCTATAAACATTGCTGTCTGCTGGTATTCTGCGTATTCTTTCGATACCCACATAGGTTCATAGATTATATCTCCATGCATACCAAAGGATGGCATACCCCTGAGAGGGGTAGACGAAGCCCAGACAACTTTCTCTGGGCATACCTCGTGATCTATATCTAGTACGATTAAGTCAGACAGACGAAGAGGATACTTCGCCTCATCCATCATAGATGTATCTAGTTGATAGTGTAATCTGAATAGAGATGGACCGACCTTGGCTTTCCTATCCATAAGGGTCTCAAGGTCGAATCTTTCTGGCTGAGTGGCTTCTCCAGCTTCAATGCCTAGTTCCCATATCCATTTATTAATATTGTCACATTCTGAATCTACATTCTTGTCCGGCATAATAGCAGGAAACTTTGTTATTGAATATGCAGAACCTAGTTGATTATATAGAGAATCTTGAATTTGAGGAGTACCTAAGAATATAACCCGACCGCCTCTGTTTCTAATTTGTTCGGCTTCTAGACACTTATTGTATAGTTTTTCTCTAGCTGACTGTGTATCACAATTACCTTCAATCTCAACATCATCAAAGACAAGGTATTCAGCATGAGATCCTGTTATCTGAGATGTGATACCACGAGCGTAACAGGATAAGTCTTGACCTATTTGTGTTCTGGATTGAACATTAAACCCAAAGGCATTATCGGTTGTGTGATCTCCGGGAATTAAGGAATTACAATAAGGAACTAGATTGAGTATCTTTCTTGTCATAGAAATAAACTCAACTGCTTTGTTAGCCGTTGCGGAAACAACCATTACTG